CCTTCAGGATGTCGAGGATCGGCACCGCCACATGGGCCATGGCGTGCGCGTGGCCGTTCGGCCCGATGTTGGGGATGGTCTGCGGACCTGCCTGGCAGGTGGTTTCCGTGTGGCTCATGAGCTGGTGCTCCAGGTCAGAAAAGGGGCGCTCCGGACATGGCGACCGCAGCAGCAATGCAGAAGGCCGAGTAGGCCGACCAGAGGAAAAAGCCGAAAAGTTTGCTCATGGCACCTCGCGCAGGCATTCCATGGATTGCGGGCCGATCCAGACCACGGCATGACCGGGCGGGCAGGCCTGGGCAGCGCTGTGCGTGCGCTGCACGTCCGCTGCGCTGACCACGGGTTCCTGGGCCGCGCCGGCATCCGCGCAGGCGCTGAGCACCAGCGCCGCAAGGAGGGCCAAGCACAGCAGGAGCCTGCTGCCAAGCGTGGGCGCCGGGCCCGGCTCGGACACAGGGCCAGGGCGCGAGGCCTCGCGGAGGAAGCGTGCATCGGGGTCGGGGTTGAAAGGTTCGGTGGGGATCACTCGCTGCATTTCGGCTCTCCTGAAACGACAAATCCGCCAGGAGGCGGATTCGTGGGGTGGGCGGCTTGCTGCTGTCGGCGCTGGGACTCCTGCTCGGCAATGAGGCGCTCTTCTTCGCGCCAGTCCGCATAGGTCTGCGGCTCGTACGCGACGCGGCCGCGTTCGCCACGCAGGCGGTTGAATCTGAATTTCACGATGAATTCCCAAAAAAATAGCCCGCCCTGCATTGCTGCAAGGCGGGCCAATGCCGCACGAGGCGGACCCCACAAAAACACAAGCCGTCAGTGTTGCTGAGAGCTTGCCAATCCCCGCGCGGTGCAGGCGCGAGGAAGAAAAAGTCCGGTGCCCTTTCAGGGCGTGCCTATGAATTTCAGGAGAACCACGAGTCAGCCATAGGCCCGGCGGTTAACCGAATTTCAACTTGTGACCGGGAACATTGGTCCGGCCAATACAGCGACGTACAGAGAGATAAGTGTCACCATGGACCAGAAAAACGTTAGGAAAATATGCCGCATCACAATCCTCCTCAAGTCATTGAAAAAGCGTGCGAATCGCCCGAGAAAAAGCCTTCGAAAAACGTCGGAAGGGACTGCGAGATCTCCTGCTTCGCAGCTGTATGAGCTGGTAGCTGCCCCTTACCGGAAAAGCCTCCAATAGGCTCCTGTGGTAGCGAGCATCAGGGTCTGGATTGAAAGTCTCACTGGGCGCAACTTGACTCATGCTTACCTCCATCAGCAGGTTTTGCAGGGCTTGGAACAGACGCTATTTCAGCTTCTTGTGAGGCATCTGCTTGCGAGCAAAGACAGGTTGGTCATGTAGGTCCGACAAGCCATGCCTGTATGAATTTCTTGGACAAGGTGTCCGCGTGGGACGCGGGAGGAAGGTGGGAGCGCCGCTTCCGTCTCCATGCGGCGGCCCCGTAGGGAGGCAACATGCATGCGCGATGCAAGCGCATCCAGGCCGGAGTCGCCAACAATGGTTTACATGCTCCAAGAAGCGGCGCTCTTAGACTGTCGCGCGCAACTCTCTGAAAGGCTCCCACATGAAAATCGCTTTCGCCATGGCCGTTGCGGCCTTTGTTCTCGGCGGCTGTGCTGTGTATGACGATGGCTACCGTGGCGGGTACAAGAGCCATCCTCACGGTTGTCCGCCAGGCCAAGCCAAGAAGGGCAACTGCTGAACTCCAGTACCCGCCTCGGCGGGTTTTGTTTTTTGGGGTCCGCGCGAGCGTCCCGGTCCCCAGACGAAAAGGCCCGCGAGCGGTGAAGCTGCGGGCCTTGGTGCAAAGTGCCGATGCCGTGAAGGCGCGCCTGGGAAGTAGAGAGGGAGGGAGGAGGAACCCAGGCTCGGCGTGAAACTGATTGCGTCCACGATACCCTGCACGCGGCCGGGCAAATGTGAACGGAAAGTAAAAGGTGCAGGGCTCCCACCTGCTGCGGCCTGCTAAGCCTCTGCGACCCCGTGGCCAGGGTATGGATGATGGCATGCCGTGTAAGCCCCGGCTTCCCTCTATCGACGGTGGCTAGACTTTCACTGCTTGCAGGCGGGCAAATGCCTGTCACGATTGGCCATCAAGAAAGCGCGCTGCGGCTTCAATCTGGAACTTGCTCCTTGCCCAGCTTCAGCGTGCCGCCCCTGGTAGGCAAGGTGCGCGCTTTCTTGGTGGCCCTGGCCGAAGCCAGGGGCTGCTGCATCTGGTAGCAGCTGCGCGGCATCAACATGCCGCACCGTTTATTTGCTCCGTGGTGTCATCTCACTGCGTTCGTCACCGGAATGCCTGGGCGGTGTTCCATCGTCGGCTCCAGATGCGCTGGCGCGCACCCTTCACAGCCCCCCGCCTTCTCTCTACAGGGCATCCCGCCCGCAGTTCCTTCCCTATGCCGTGAACCGTGCTTTGACGGACTGGCAACCGCGCGGAGGCGCGGCACGCTGACCTGGCCCATGCCCAGGAGCGCCATTGCGCCGGACGAATGCCCCTCGGGTGGGGCAAGCAACATCGGCGTCCAGTGCGAGAGCTGAGTGCAGATTGGATGAGGCGGCCATCTGAGATACCTGCCGTGGGCGCTGACACCGCCCACTGCGGCCCGTCAAGCCGCATAAGGTGATGCTTGATGCTGCTGGGCGGTTGCCCGTCCATGGCACGCTCGACGATATGAGCGGCAGCATCAAGGAGAGCCGATGCCAGAAGCCCATTCGCGGTAAGCAACTGGCCGCGCCAGCAAGGGCGCGTAATAAGTGCAAAGCGGGTTCTTGACCCGTGGCCACGGGTCTTCACCGGAGCAATCCAAATGAAGACTTCTGTGCGTGTGAGTATCAAGAACGACGTGGCCAAGTGCCTCCAAGCCATCGGCTACATCGTTCTGCTACTGATGCTGTGACCGAGTGGGGCGGGCTGGAGCGATCCAGCCCGCTTCCCGCTGAACTTCTCACGCGCCGTCAGCGGCCGCCTCAACCAATCTGTACTCAACTCTCTTGTTAAAGACCGGGGCTTGCCCGGTCGATGCCGTGGTGCCCAACTTCCCTGCCTGTCCGCATGTGCGGTGCCGGGTCGCTGGAATTTATTGTAAACATGTTTACATGATTGCGTTCAATTATTTGTAGATGAGTTTACAAAAAAGCCATTTTTACTTGTCCGGAAGATTCCGCTTGTGGGGCATCTTTGGTCGCAGCTATGATTGCTACATGTATGGAAACACAGTACTTTCGGACGCGACTGAAGGGCGCACGCTCGTCAGAGTGCGAAGTGCGTGTGAAGCTGACGCAGAGATTGAGGGGTGTATCCGCGAGTTGACGACTCAGGGCGTAAAAGCCTTGATCTTCCCGAGCGAGGAGCTGCTTAAGACTTGGCGGACACGTCTTGCAGCACTTGCATGATGGCAGTGCTCGCCGCGTTGAATGCCTTTGCTCGACTGAGCTTGTCCGACTGCGGGATCATGTCAAAAAGCACCCCCAGCTCAACTGCTGCAGGCGTTAGCTCTGATGGCGCGCTGATCGTAGGTGCCTGCTCCATCTGACCTTCCCCGGTCAGCAGCCACCTCGAATTCACCTTCAGATAAGCGGCAACTTTGTCGTGCGCTTCGGTGCGAAGCTTCTGATCCCGCCCCTTGGCATTGGTCAGGATCATGCCAATGTTCTGGACGGATGTTCCAGCCGCGTTGGCAACGTCCTTGCGCTCGATCTCACGCCCAAGCGTTTCCGATCGCTTCTGCATGGCTTGAAGTAGACGTTCCCCGTAAAGCATGACGCACCTTAATCCTTGGTGTGTAAATTCGGTTGCATGCTTGTCTGTAAACATGTTTACAATCAAGCATGAAGAAAGATCGTGCTATCGAGCTGTTGGGTGGAACCCCAAAGAAGGCCGCTGAAGCGATGGGGTACCGCGCGGTTCAGACCATTTACCTCTGGCCCGATGTGCTTCCGCAAGCCACAGCGGACCGCGTGATGGGTGTTGTTGGCCGAATGTCTAGGCCCGGCAAACGGCGTCGTCGTGCACAACCCACCCCCCAGGAGCCAGGCCATGCATAGCCCCCGCACCGCCAAACGGTCGGGCCCGCTGCCACACCAGCGCCTTCTGCGTCGGGCTCGCGAAGAGCGGCAGATCGAAGCGCGGGAGCACGGCCAGGTTGGCGCTCCAAGGGATGGTGCGCTCACCCCTTCGCCGGATCCCGATTGGAGGCTGCCGTGATTTCGCGGATCTGCATGGCGACTGCTTGCAGCGAAGCGAGCGCCCCGGGCACGAACTCCGACACCGGGTGGTCGTCCCGCCAGGCTTTCCTTTCCTTGGGGGATGCCTGCGCGGGCAAGTCGTTCTCCCTTGCGTACCTCGCCCAAGCCATCTGGCGATGCGACGCGGCCAACTCGAGCACCTGCGCAGCGACCAGCAATTCCGTGTTCTCCAGTTTCATGTCCGCCCCTCTCAGGAATGGTTGTGTAGGAACTTCCATTCTGCCCCGGGAGGTGGCGGGCACCCCTTTCAAAAAACAAGCCGAGGAGTGAGTCCGCATGCGTGACGCCCCCCAAGTACTGAGCCGCGCGGAAATTGACGCGGCAGATCGAATCCTCAAGGCGCTGAAGGGGCTGGCCCCCGAGGAAGCGGAGCGTGTGCTGGCCCATGCCCAGGCCCGGTTGGACGAGGCTGAAGGTGGCGACGTGGTGTTTGCCCGCGGCATCGCTGGCCCCAATGGGGCTCTGGACACCTGCATGAAGACGTGGGTTGACAGTGGGACTGCGGAGCTTTTCAGGCGTCGTGCGGCCATGCGCAAACAGAACTCGTCGGCCTGCCAACGGGACTGCATTTACCTGCTGGTCCACGAGAAGACTTACACGTTGATGGTTGCGGAAAAGGCGTTGCATGACGCTGATGCTATGGACCTGCGGGAGCATTTGACAGGCCCATTTCCGGCCCGGAAATTCTGGGGGGCCGGGCAATGAACGCGATCACCGCAATTTCTGCCGCCGTGCTGACCATGAGCAGCCGCGAAATCGCCGAGCTGACGGGCCGCGACCACGGCAACGTGATGCGCGACATCCGTACGATGCTGGACGACCTGCAGGCTTCAAATTTGAATCCTGTTTGCGAAACAACGACTTACACGGGTGCCAACGGCCAGCGTTACCCGCAGTACGAGCTGGACCGCGATACCTGCCTCACGCTGCTGCTGGGCTACGACGCCGTGGGGCGCATGAAGGTGGTGAAGCGGTGGCAGGAGCTGGAGGCCCAGGCCGCTCCCGCGCTGCCGGATTTCTCCAATCCCGTGGCCGCTGCGCGCGCTTGGGCCGATGCCAAGGAATCCGAGCTGCGCACGGCCGAGGCGCTGGCCCTGGCCGCGCCCAAGGCGGAGTTCGTGGATCGCTTCGTGGCGGCCGAGACTGGCGCCATGGGCTTCCGCCAGGTCTGCAAGCTGCTGCGCGCGAACGAGGAGCGCTTCCGCGCTTTCCTGCTGGACAAAAAGGTGATGTACCACCTGGGTGGCCGGCTGACGCCGCTGGCCCACCACATGGATGCAGGCCGCTTCGTGGTGAAGGCGGGCCATGCCCAGCACAGCGACCACGCTTTCACCCAGGCCAAGTTCACCAGCAAGGGCGTGACGTGGATCGCTGGCCTGTGGGGCCAGCACCAGGCCCGCCTGGCGCAGGAGGGTGCGCAGCAATGAGCACGATGATCATGGCGGCCTGCTGGCCGCTGGCAATGTCCCCCGCCCAGAAGGCTGTGCTGATTTCCCTGGCTGACCAGGCCAACGATGACGGCGTGTGCTGGCCGGGCGTTGCGACGATTGCGAAGCGCACCTGCCTGTCCGAGCGCGCCGTACAGGATGCCATCGCCTGGCTGCAGACGGTGGGCGTGGTGTTCCGTGAGTACCGCATCAACTCGAGCACCAGCTACACCATTACACCGGCCAACTTCAACCCAGCTGCAGCGCCCGCGAAGCGTAAGCGAGGCACGGGTGCAGATGCCGCACCGGGTGCAAATGGCGCACCCCCCGCAAATGGCGCACCGGGTGCAGACGGCGCACCACCCCCCGCAGATGGCGCACCAGGGGGTGCAAATGGCGCACCTCAACCCCCGCAGATGGCGCACCCCAGGGGTGCAGATGGCGCACCCAAATCATCATTGAACCGTAATAGGAACCGTAAAGGAACCGCCAACGAACCATCCCCGCCGGCTGCGCCGACGGGCCGCGATGGAGATGGTGTCAAACCGGACGACGGCGAAACAGCTCTGCAGGCAGCCTGCAAGCTCACCTGGGCGGCGTACAGCCTGGCCTACGAGCAGCGGTATGGCGTCAAGCCGGTGCGCAACCAGGTGGTGAACGCCAACGTGAAGACGCTGGTCAAGCGCCTGGGCTTCGAGGAGGCCCCGCTGGTGGCGGCTTGGTACGTGGCCAGCGTGAACGAGGCATTCGTGGTGAAGAACTCCCACGGCGTCGGCGTGCTGGTGAACCAGGCCGAGAGCTTCCGCACACAGTGGGCCCGTGGACAGGCGGTGACCGGCACGGCTGCGCAGGCAGCGGACAAGACGAGCGCCAACTTCGACGCCATCGAGGAGGCTAAGCGGCTGCTGCGCCAGCGCGGCGGCCGGGGCAATGGGGAGGGCGGCAATGCGTGACGACCTCGACACCGACTGGCTGCTGGAGGAGCTGGGCGCCACGATGGAACTGAGCGGCCAGCAGGTCCGACCTGCAGCACTGCTGCTGCTGGCTGAAGACCTGGCCCACATCGAAAAGCCTGTGCTGCGCCTGGCCCTGGCCCGCATCCGCGCTGAGCATCGCGGCCCGATCCTCACCGGCACCGTGCTGCAGTACGTGGACCACGCCATGGGCCGCATGCTGCCGGCGGAGGCCTATGGCCTCGCCCTGACCAGTGCCGACCAGCAGGCCACCGTGGTGTGGACCGACGAGATAGCCCAGGCCTGGGCCGTGGCCGCGCCGCTGCTCACTGCTGGCGATAAGTTCGGTGCGCGGCAGGCCTTCATCGAGGCCTATGGCCGAATCACTGGCGAGGCCCGCGCGCTGCGCCGTCGCCCCGTGGTTCAGGTCAGCTTGGGCCACGACCCCGAAGCCCGGACGCGCGCCGTGCAGGAAGCCATCACGGCAGGCCGGCTGCCGGGCGGGCTGGAGGGCCTGACCGACGACCTGCGCGAGCAGCTGCAGTTGCCGGCCCCGCGCGCCGCCCTGGCGCTGCCGGCTCCGGACTCGGTGCCCACCGGTCCGAAGCGCGAAGTGCTGGCCCAGCTGGCCACCCTGCGCGAAGCCTTCGCGCTCAAGGCCTCGCGCTTCACGCCTGTGCAAGTGCAGGCACGCGCAGACCGCATGCGCCTGGGGCAGGCCAAGCGCCGCACTGCCGCCGCTGTGACGCAGCACCAGCAGGGGAGCCAGCCATGAGCGCTATCCATTCCTCCGTGAGCCGCGACTACCTGACGCTGCCCTACACCTACACGCTGGCACAGGAGCTTTCGGCCAGCGAGCGGCAGCCGCTGCACCAGCGCAAGCGCCAACCTCTCGCTGCTGCAGTCCTGGCTGCGATGCATGCCGTGGGCTACGCCACTCCCACCGTGCAGCACTGGCGCGACCTGGCTGACGCCGCGAACCTGTCCGAAACGCTGCTGGGCATGGGCGTCTTCACCGAGCCCGAGGCCCAGAGCCTGTTTGCCGATGCTGTTGCGGCTGTCGTGGACCTGGGCCGCAAGCACGGTCATGGCCAGGAGATGCGCCTGAACGCCGTGCAGCTGGGCCACCTGGTCGAGTTCGGCGAGGCCTACGGCCAGGTGCTGGAGGTGATTCCGGCCCGCACCTTCATCCGCGCGCACCGCGCCACCGAACGCCGCCTGCGCGAGCTGCTGGTCAACAGCCACGGCAGCGACACCCATGAATTCATCGTCGTCTGAACATCAATGGCAGCAACACCAAATCAATCTCAGCGGGGCAGCCGTGGCGCACCTCGTCAAGCTGGCCCAGCAACCCGGGTGGTGGGAGTACGTCAAGGCCAGGGCCAGGGAGCTGGACAGGGACGAGTCCTGGCTGTTCGTGGACATCGAGCAGCAGGTAGTTCAGCAGCTGCAGGCGCTCGCCTGGCGCCCGCCGCCCCGCGCGTGACGGTGCCGGCTGGCCACCAAGGCCCGATCACGGTGCTGGGCATGGACCCGGGCAAGCACACGGGCCTGGCCTGGATCGTGGATGGCCAGCTGCAGGCGCTGGAGGAGATTGCGCCAGCGCAAATCCTGCAGACGCTGCAGGGCAGGGCGCCCACGCTGGTGATCTTCGAGGACAGCCGCAAGGCGCGGAAGACCTGGACCGGCCAGGGCAGCGCCGCGGCGCGGGCCAAGATGGCGCGCAACGTGGGCGAGATCGATGCATGGTGCGTGCTGATCGAAACCCTGTGCGCCAGCCTCGGCATTGCCTGCTTCGGCTTGGCACCCAGCGCCAAGGCTGGCAGTGCCCACGGCGCCAAGATCGACGCCGCGACCTTCAGCCGCCTGACCGGCTGGGCCGGCCGCAGCAATCAGCACCAGCGTGACGCCGCAATGATCGCGTGGTCCTTCCGGAGGGCCCGGCCATGAAGCGCATCTACATTGCCGGCCCGATGTCCGGACTGCCCGAGTTCAACTACCCGGCCTTCAACCGCGCCGCCGCCACGCTGCGGGCCCAGGGCCACCACGTCGAGAACCCGGCCGAGAACCCCGCGCCAGCGTGCGGCAGCTGGGCCGGCTACATGCGTCTGGCGCTGCCACAGCTGTGCACCTGCGATGCCGTGCACCGGCTGCCGGGCTGGAAGCAGTCGCGCGGTGCCCGGTTGGAGAGCTTTGTGGCGCGCGTGCTTGGTCTGGAGGTGCAGGACTTCGATGCCAGCGCGGGGGAGGGCGGCGCACATGCTTGATTTCCGCCCCGATCTTCCGCGCCGTGGCCAGCGCGGCCCCGTGCGCGCCGCGCCCCAGCACCCGCCCCTGTGGCGTGGCGCCGCAATGCGCGAGCGCATCGAAGGCCCTGATGCCCTAGGCCGCTACCGCTTTTCCGTTTGGTCTGAAAACCGCTGCTGCCGTCTGGAGCAGTACGGCCCGACGCGCGTCTGCGTGATGGGCGACCACGGCTTCCTGGTGCAGGTCGATGTTGAAGGGGATGTCCGATGAGGGTAATGCTCGTCTCCGAAATGGCTCGTGAACTGATCGACCGCCCGACCAGCAGGCACTCTTTCATCCTTCCGCCTTCGTGGAAGCCTTTGGTGGATGAGCTGATGGCTGATCCCAATCCCGAGGGCGAGGCCGCTCTTACGCGGGCAGCGTTGAACGGAGCAAACATCCTGTATCAGCGTTGCCCTGTCCGCCCAGCGTTGCCCGCCGGCGGCGTGTTCGACACCTTCCCGTGGGAGGTAATGGACCGGCTGGATTCCTGGCGGGAGGTGCATCCATGGCGCTGACACGCAGGCCGTTCAAGTCCAAGAGTTCATGGCCTGTGGCAGGCACGACCAATCTGGACCGCGAAGAGCGCCTGGCGCAGCGTGCGGCCCGCGCCATGGACAGCGCCCGCGCCACTGCCGGCTTGGCGTGCACCAGCATCGTTGTGATGGGCGGGGCCAGCACGGGCTTGGTCGTGCCCAAGGCCGAGATCCTCGAATGCGAGGCCTACCGCCGCGCCGTCGCCGCGCTGCCCTGCATCTGGTGCGGCATCTGCGATTTCTCCCAGCATGCGCACCTCAACCTCGGCAAGGGCTTCGCGCTCAAGACGGACGACCGCACTGGCTTCCCCCTGTGCTGCACGCGCCCCGACATTGAGGGATGCCATGTCGCATACGACCAATACCGCCTTGTTGACGGCGGCCGCGAAGTCCACCGGGACTACGGCCTCGAATGGGGTCGCATCACCCGCCACACGATTCTTGAATCCGGCCAATGGCCGCAACGTCTGCCCCTCTGGAGTGAAACCGCATGAACCAAGCCACCACCAGCACCATCCACAAGACAGCCGGCGGCAATCCGGACACGGGCGCGGTCGAGGCCGTGCCCACGCTGACGCAGGTCTACGAGGCGATCCGCCAGCTCCATGAGGCCGGGGAAGAGCCCACGCGCGACCGCATCCACAAGATGACGGGCCTGAACCTCACCACCGTGGACGACCGCATCAAGGTGCTGCGCGGCGAGGGAATGATTGCGGCGGTGAAGCAGTGTTACCGCCCGGTGCACCAGCATGGGCCAGCGCGGGATGTCGTCATCGTGCACCTCAACGATGGCCGGACCATGGTGGAGATCGGGGAGCATGTGTTGCATCTGGTCCGCCCCGAAGCCGCGCGCCTCGGGCAGGGATTGGCAGGCGTGGCCCTTGAGCACACGGCGCTGACACGCGTCACAGAATTGCAGGATCAACTGCTCGAGGAAGTGGCAAAGAGGCGAGCGCTCGAACGCGAGGTGAGGGCGCTGAAAGGGCAGAGGAGGCTCGACCCGCGACAGGCAGACCTATTGGCGTAGGCCCCTATCTAAGGCCTCATGGAATGGGTTGCCAGTCTTGGGGGGCCATCCTATTCATTGCTCTTGAGACCGCACCACTCGATACCGGATTCAATGAGTGTGATGTAGGACGGATCAAAGGAGTCTTTCAAATCCTGATTCCAATCCTTGCTAAGGAAGAACTTCTTGTGATTGCAGACTTGAAGCTTGAGCGTGTGCTCCCATGCCTTGTCACCTTTTGTGGAAATAAAAATCTGCTCTCCAGAATTCAAAAAGTAGCTGACAAACCAAGCGTATTTTTCGTCCTCCTCTTTGTTCGTGGGCTTATTTTTTTCTTTACTGTTGACTCCCTTGGAGTCACGAAGACCTGCAGCGAGGTTCGGGTGTTCTATGGCAAGTTTTAGGTATTCGCTGTATGCCTGTTGAGCGGTGGCTTCTTTCTGGGATGCGTTTGAAGACGAAATTTGCTTTTCCGCCACAACAAGCGCAAAGCACGCAATCACTACGCCGATAACGATGGCCAAGCATTCGACGTAAGGCAAAGAAGCCAGTATTTTTGATTTCATTTGGGTGGCATTGAGAATGTTGAAGATCATATTGTATCAAATTGATTCAATATGATTGGCTCCGGCTAGGGTTCGACTCCCTGTGGATGGATGGGAAAACTCAGGGTCATGGCCCACCGTTCCGCCGGCAAGTCCGAGCACCCAAAGAAACCCGCCCCCAAAAAGCCTGTTGCCCCGAAGAAGGCCGCAGGCTCGGCTGCGGCCACCCTTCGCGCATACATCAGCGCCGCGCGAGCGGCTGGGTACCCCTATTACGTCTATACCTTGTCAGATGCGGGCGGCATGTTCTATGTCGGCAAGGGAACGCGTGATCGCGTGTTCCACCATGAGCGACTGAGCGAGGCAGACCGCAATGCCGTCAAGCAGGCCCGCATCCGAGCATGCGGAGAGCCTCTCAAAGACGTTGTTGCTTTCTTTCAGTATGAAGATGACGCCTATCGTTTTGAAACCGAGCTGATAGCTGAAAACGCGGAGACCCTGACCAACATCAGCAGCGGGACCGTGACATCTGAGCAGGCCACCCGAGCGCGAGCCCAGGCGTTGCTCGATGGAATGCGGAGTTTTGACGACTGGGTCCCAACGCTATCCCCGGAAAAGATGGCCTGTTGCGCTCGTCTCGGCGGGTCACTGCGCGGGTTCTACGACCAGCTTAGAGCGGCTATCGTCGGCGTGATCGAGAACCCGGCAACTCGGATTTTCGTGCCTCACCGCCAATACCCGGGCGAGGGGAGGACGCATGTCTGAGAACTCGTCCTCACCGAAGAAGCCCGCCGACTGGGAGCGCATAGAGCTGGACTACCGGGCCGGCATTAAGACCCTCCGCCAGATCGCAGACGAGAACGGCATCACCCACGGCGCCATCAACAAGCGCGCCAAGCGTGATGGATGGGAGCGCGACCTGGGCGTGAAGATCCAGGCGAAGGCCGATGCGTTGGTATCCAAGGCAGCGGTATCCAGTGAGGTATCCACGGATACCAAGGTTCGGGAACGGGCAGTCATCGATGCCAATGCCCAGGCCATAGCCGACGTTCGCCTGGCCCATCGCAGGGACATCCAGAGGGCGCGCCGCATTACCAACACCCTGTTGGACGAGCTGGAAAAACAGACCGACCCGGATACCTTGCTGCTACTGAATGAGCTGGGCGAGATGCTGCGGCAGCCGGACGACAACGGGCAAGACCGCCTCAACGACCTGTACCACAAGGTCATCAGCCTGTCCGAGCGCTCCAAGACCATGAAGACTCTTGCCGAGAGCCTCCAGAAGCTGGTGGACATGGAGCGCACTGCCTTCGGCATGGACAAGCTTTCCGAGAAAGGCGATGAGCCGGGCGCGCTCAAGCAGATGACCGATGCCGAGCGGGCGGTGCGGCTCGCTGCCATGCTCAACGGCGGCCCAGGTGCGGCGATGGTGCTGGCCACGCTCGCGGCAAAGCGGGGTGACAAATGACCACGCCCGCGCTGACCACGGCCGACATCCTGGATCTGCTCAAGGGCCTGGACGCTGACACGCGCGCGGAGCTGGACTCCCTGCTGCTGTCTGGCGATGCGCCTATCTGGGTGCCGCAGCCTGGCCCCCAGACCGTGGCCTTCGAGTCCGACGCCGATATCGTCTTCTATGGTGGCGCGGCCGGCGGCGGCAAGACCGACCTGCTGCTGGGCCTGCCGCTGACCAAGCAAAAGCACAGCATCATCTTCCGGCGCCAGTCCGTGCAGCTGACCGGCATCGAGGAGCGCATGACCTCGATTCTGGGCACTCGCGATGGCTACAACAGTCAGGACGGCATCTGGCGGCTGCCGCAAGGCAAGGTCCTGGAGCTGGGCAGCGTGAAGGAGCCGGGCGACTGGATCAAGTACCAGGGCCGCGCGCACGACTTCAAGGGCTTCGATGAGATCACCCACTTCACTGAGCTGCAGTTCCGATCCCTGATCGGCTGGCTGCGCACCGATGACCCGACCATCCGCCAGCGCGTAGTGTGCGCGGGCAATCCGCCTACCGAGCCCGAAGGCGAGTGGGTGAAGCGCTTCTGGGCGCCGTGGCTGGAGCCGTCCCACCCGAACCCGGCCAAGCCGGGCGAGCTGCGCTGGTTCGTGACCAATGAAAAGGGCGAGGACCAGGAGGTTCCTGGCCCTGAGCCCGTGATGGTCGGGCCCGACCTGATGACGCCCAAGAGCCGGACGTTCATTCCCTCAAGCGTCAACGACAACCTGTTCTTGCTGTCCACGGGCTACAAGGCGACGCTGCAATCCCTGCCAGAGCCGCTGCGCAGCAAGATGCTGAACGGCGACTTCAACGCGGGCAGCGCGGATCCGGCCTGGCAGGTGATCCCCACGGAGTGGGTGAAGGCGGCGCAGGCCCGGTGGAAGGCGCGCGAAGCCAAGGGTGGCATGACGGCGCTGGGTCTGGACCCGGCGCGCGGCGGCATCGACAAGACTTCCGCAGCGCGGCGCCACGGCGCCTGGTTCGATGAACTGAGCACCGTGCGCGGCGGGGTCACCAAGGACGGCCCGACCACGGCGGGCTTTGTCACGCCCCTGGTGCGCGACGGTGCGTGCATCTGCGTGGACAGCATCGGCATAGGCTCCAGCGCGCTGGATTTCATCGTGGGCCTGAACCTGCTGGTGCTCGCGGTCAATGGCTCGGAAACGTCCAACGCCATGACCAAGGCCGGCAACCTGCGCTTTCGCAACCGTCGCGCGGAGATGTACTGGCTGCTGCGCGAGGCCCTGGACCCGACGAATCCCAATCCCATCGCGCTGCCGCCAGACCCGGAGCTGCTGGCCGACCTGACGGCCGTTCGCTACAAGGTCGTGACCCTGGGCCGGGTCGCGGCAATCCAGATGCTGTCCAAAGACGACATCCGCAAGGCGCTGGGCCGCTCCCCTGACAAGGGCGACGCGGTGGCAATGACCTTTGTCCAAGGCATCCCTGAGCCCGGCAGCAAGCGCCACGAATACGAAGAACCCGAAGAGACCGATTGGAGACTCAATTGATCAACACCAGCACTATGGACGTGGACTCGCCCGAAGCCGAGGGTTCTCTCGACGCCGGGGATGATGATCTGCGCATGGGTGAGGGCGAGGTATCGCTCCACGAGTACACGGAATGGCTGCGCGAGATGGACGAGGAGCCGCCCTGGCGCATAGCGGCGGACAAGGAGATGGACTATGCCGACGGCAAGCAGCTGGACACCGAACTGCTGAACGCCATGAAGGAGCAGGGCATTCCGCCGGCCATTGAAGACCGCATCGGGCCCACGCTGCGTGCGCTCACGGGCTACGAGCAGACCACGCGCACGGACTGGAGGGTAACCGCCAACGGCCAGACGGGCAGCAAGGATGTGGCCGACGCGCTCAACGTCGAACTGAACGAGGCCGAGCGCGAGTCCCATGCCGACGATGCCTGCAGCGATGCCTTCCGGCCCCAGGCCGCCGTTGGCTTCGGCTGCGTGGGCGTGCAGCGTGTGAGCGATCCCACGCAATACCGCTACAAATGCGCGGTCGTGCGGCGCAGCGAGGTGCGCTGGGATTGGACGGCGGAGGAATGGGATCTCAGCGACGCGCGGTATTTCAAGCGGGACAAATGGCTGCATCCCGAGCGCATCGCGCGCTCATTTCCGCAGGCGCGCGAACTGATCCTGTCCTGTGGCCGCAATGGTGCGACCTGGTGGCAGCAGGGCTACCCGGGGCGACTGGCGAACCAGGGCGGCAGTTCCACGGGCCTGACCAATGCCGGCCAGGACGCGCGCGGCTGGACCGTGGAAGAGGCTCGCTGGTATGACCGCACAAACAAGCAGCTGTGCCTGACCGAGCTTTGGTATCGGCGCTGGGTTGAGGTAGTGCTCCTCGAGTCGCCTGACGGTCGGGTGGTCGAGTACGACGCGGGCAACCAAGCCCACAACTACGGCCTGGCCACGGGCATGACCAAGGCATTCAAGGCCATCGTTGCCAAGGTGCGCCGCAGCTACTGGCTCGGGCCGCACAAGCTGCATGACAGCCCCTCGCCATACCCGCACAGCCATTTCCCCTATGTGATCTTCTGGGGCTTCCGCGAGGATTCCACGCGCGTACCGTATGGCTACGTGCGTGGTCTGATCTACCAGCAAGACAGCTTGAACAGCGGCACGGCGCTCATGCGCTGGGGCCTGTCCGCCTACCGGGTCGAGAATACAAAGGGCGCGACACAGATGCCGGACGCGGTCCTGCGGCGCACCATCGGCCGCCGCAACGCCCATGTGGTGCTGGACCAGGAGCACATGGCAAAGCCTGGCGCGCGCTTCGAGGTCAAGCGAGACGTGCAGCTCACCGAGCAGCAGCACCAGCTCATGAACGACTGCCGCGCGGTCTTCGAGCAGCTGTCCGCGGCGCCGGCTGCCTTCACGGGCCAGCGCGGCAACGCCACCAGCGGACTGCAGGAGCGCACGCAGCTGGAGCAGGCCAACCAGGCGCTGGGCGAGATCATGGGCAACTTACGCCGCGCGCGCACGCTGATGGGCGAGATGCTGCTGGCCATGATCGTCCAGGACCTGGGCGCCAAGGAGAAGACGGTGATCATCGAAGGGGATGCCGTCACCGAGGATCGGTCGGTGGTGCTCAACAAGATCGAGACCGACCCGGCCGGCTACACCTACCTGAGCAACGATGTGCAGCGCACCCTGCTGAAGGTCCAGCTCGAGGAAGTGCCCAGCACACCGGGCTACCGATCCCAGCAGCTGTATGCGATGCAGGAGGTCATCAAGACCATGCCGCCTCAGTTCCAGCAGGCCGCCATGCCCTACATGGTTGCGCTTATGGACACGCCCTACAAGCGCGAGATCATCGAAGCCCTGCGCGCGGCCGGCTCCCAGGAGAGCCCGGAGCAGGTCGAAAAGCGCATCCAGCAGGAGGTGCAGGCGGCCGTGACCAAGGCCGGCCACGACCTCAAGGCCCGCGAACTGGACATCAAGGAGCGGCTCACCGATGCCCAGATCCAAGACACCGTCGCGGCAGCCGTGCTCAAGGGCGTGCAATCGGCCTTCAGTTCGATGCAGGGCGGGGCCCAGGTGGCCATGAACCCCCTGATCGCGCCCATTGCCGACGCCATCATGCAGGGCGCCGGATACCGAAAGCCCAATCCCGGTGGCGACGATCCAGACTTCCCGGTGCCCGGCGTGGCTGCCGGTGGCCCCGCTCCGCAGTCGGGCGGGCCGGGCGCGGCGGGCGACATCGCCCAGGTGCGCGAGAACACCAGCCCTGCATTCCCGCCCATCCCGCAGGAACCGTCTCGCGGCATGCAGGGCATCGAGACGCCGTCCGATGCCGACAACTTGCCCGCCGGCGCGTAACGCCCTGCCGCCATTCCCGTGCCGCCCTCGGGCGGCTTTTCCATTCCCGCCCCGTCTAGGGTTGGTCTTTCGTCCCCGTCTTTTTGACACTGCTTTCAAGCCGTGGCGCATGTCGCTGTGGCGATGACTGCGGCGCTTCGGCGCTGCGGATTCAAGAGCAGATGGCGCGGCGCCCAGGCGCTGCTCCGGATTGCTGGCCCATGCGGCCACGGCGATATGTGGCGGGACAGGCATGACGACATCACAACAGGATTCTTTGGATAGCGCGGGCGGCGAACTGTCGGCCGATCAGTTGACCCAGATGCTCAACACTGGGTTGCATGGCGATACCTCGGCAGCGTCCGAGGAACCCGGCGGCGCGCCAGCGACCGCCACTGATCCGGCAAGCACTCCTGCTGCACCCGCTGTGGAAGCGGTAGCGAAGCCCGGGGGCGATGCTGCGCCGGCCGAGCCAGACCCGGCAAATGCCGTGGTGCTGGCCAAGGATGGCAAGCACACCATCCCCTACGAGAAGTTGGAACAGGCACGCCAGGGCGAACAGCGCTGGAAGTCTGAGGCCGAGCGCGAGACCGCCCGCGCCGCAGCAGCAGAGGCCGCCCTGGCCGAGCTGCAGGCGCAGGCGGGCCAACGCGCTGCCGATGGCAAGGCACCGACCGAAACGGACAAGCTGGCGGCGCAGGCAGGCGCGGCCATCGAGGCCGGCGCGGATCCGGAGCTCTTCGGCGACTACTCGGAAGAAGGGCTGCGCGCCGGCCTGCTGAAGCTGCACGCGGCCACCCGCGAGCAGCTCAAGGCAGAGCTGAAGGCGGAACTGCAGGCGGAGGTCGAGCGCGAGCTGGCCCCCCTGCGTCAGCATCGCCAGGCCTCGGCCGAAGAAGTGCACGCGAAAGCCATCTACACGGCGCACCCCGACGTGGATTCCATCGCCCAGAGCGCGGAGTTTGATGCATGGCTCAAGGCCATGCCCAGCTACGCGCAAAGCGCCGCTCGCGGCGTGCTGGACGGCGGCACCACCGAGCAGGTGATCGAGCTCTTCAAGGACTACAAGGCCGCGCCTGCCGCTTCCGCCGCGCCCGCTCCAAAGGATCCCCCGAACGACCCGGCCAAGGCCGCCAAGGAAAAGCTGGCGGCCCTCGAAGTGCCCGTGCCCAACAGCCTCTCGGACATCCCGGGCGGCCGTCCTGGCGGCGGGACGCTGTTCGAACGGCTGGATTCGCTCCAAGGCGCGGACCTCTTTAACGCGATGAACGACCTCACGGAGGAGCAGCGCGAAGGGTTCCTCAATCGAAAAACCTGAACTGAGCGAGGACTGACATGAGCAAGACCCAAATGTCGGCGAGCGACCAGAAAAAGCTGGTCGAGCAAGCCGTTGGCGTTTTCACTGCAACGCAGAAGCGCCATTCCAACATCAACCGCCTGACGGGCAAGTTCCCCAAGATCGACGCAGCCGCCAGCTCGATTGCCAACCAGACGAGCAACACCATGCCCATCGTCCAGACGATGGACCTGGGCAAGGGTAAGGGCGACGAGTTGAAGTTCAACTTCGTCAACCCCGTGGGCGGCATTCCCATCATGGGCAGCGAGTACGCGGCCGGCCGCGGCGAGGGCGTGAGCCTGTCCGAGGACCGCCTGCGTGTGAACCAGGCCCGCTTCGTGCTGGACCTTGGCGGTGTGATGGACGAGGTGCGCAGCCCCGTTGACATCTACCGTCTGGCAAAGCCCCTGCTGCAAAGCGCCATGGACAACTACGAGGACCAGCTTTCGCTGGTGCACATGGCAGGCGCGCGGGGCTTCCAGGATGACATCACCTGGCGGATCCCCCTCGCGGCGGTTCCGCGCTTCAACAAGGTGGTGGTCAACCGTGTGAAGGCGCCCACCAAGAACCGCCACTTCATCGTGGATGGGGATTCGGTCCAGCGTTTCAAGGTGAATGCCGGCGAGGTGGACCTGAACACTGCGGACATCATGAAGATGGACAACGTGGACGCTGTCCGCAGTTTCCTGGACCAGATGGTGCTGCCTCCGCCGCCTGTCGAGTTCGATGGCGACGAGATGGCCAAGGACAGCCCATTCCGCGTGCTGCTCGTCTCTGCCTCCCAGTACGAGAAGTTCTCCACCGATCCGAACTTCCGCCAATACCAGGCTCAGGCTCTGGCCCGCGCGCGCAACGCCAAGGATCACCCGCTGTTCCGTAACCCCGAGGTGGCTCTTTGGGGTGGCGTGTTGATCGTGAAGATGCCGAAGCCGATTCGCTTCTTCGCAGGCGATGAGATCAAGTACTGCACGCAGTTTGACAGCGAGACCGAGGCCAGCGTGATCGTGCCCCAGTCCTTCGGCGAAGCCTTCGCCGTGGATCGCTCCATCCTGCTGGGCGGCCAGGCCCTTGCCAAGGGCTACGCCAAGAGCCGCCACAACGGCATGCCGTACTTCTGGAAGGAAGAGGACGACGACTTCGATGACAAGCTCGAAGCGCTGATCGGCGGCATTCTGGGCGCCTCCAAGATCCGCTTTGCCGTGAACACAGGCGATCAGGTCGAGTTCACCGACCACGGTGCCACCGTGATCGACACCGTGGTGCCGATCTTCGGCCGCCGCCTGTAATGCCTGGGGCAGGGGGCGCGGCCCCCTGTCTCGCTTCCTGAACTTCCAACGGAGCCAATCATGGCAAAGATCAAAATCCTCGGCGCCGACCGCAACCAGTTCGGCGGCGCCCGCCCTTATGGCAATGTGACTACCATCCGCAGTGTGCTGGAGACGGGCGCCACGGGCATTCCCGTGCGCTCCACCGCTGTCGCGGCGCTGGCCGTCAACGATGTCGTTCAGATCACCACGCTGCAGCCCGGCTTCCTGGTCGAGGCGGTGTCTCTGATCGTGTCCAACGGCTTCGGCGCGGGCGTCACTGCCTCTCTGGGCTTCGAGTACACGGACGGCGTGGACCGTCCCGAACTGCCCCAGGCGGCCAACTACTTCGGCGCGGGCATCGACCTGGCCACCGTGGCCAACCTGCGCCTGAACCTGACCAAGAAGCTGGCCAAGTTCCCCGCTGGCGTGACGCTGCTGCTGACCATCACCGGCGCGGCCGTGGCCGAGGCCGGCTGCCTGGATCTCATCGTCCACGGCGAAGGCCTGGGCATCGACTGACCCCGCCGCGCGGCCAAAGGGGCGGCGACGCCTCTTTCCGCGCTGGCATGAACCGCAGAGGCTCATGATGACCAATGAACCCAAAGTCGCGGTCCAGTACATCGGGCGCCGCCCCTCGTACACCGACCGCCTGTATGGCACCGGCCTCTCGTTTGATTCGGAGCAGGTGCGCGGCCTTCCGGCCTCCATCGCCAAGAAGTTCTTGCGACACGTCGACATGTTCCAGCGCGCAGCGGTGGCGGATGACGTGGGCACGGGGCAGGGCGAGCAGCAGCCCACCATCACGCCGTTGGACGATACGGCCGCCAAACTCGCCGAGGCCCAGCGCCTGCAGGACGAGCAGCGTGCCAAGGAAGTGCGCCGCCAGGAACTGCTGGACCAGGTTTCCAACATGGACAAGGACGGGCTGCAGGTGTTCGCCAAGGACACCTACAACCAGGTGGTGCCCAAGACCATGACGGTGGAGAACATGCGCGCCAAGGTCTTCGCGTTCATTGACGAGTACGGTCCGCTATGAACGTGCAGCAGCTGGTGGACCAGTTCCGGGTGGACTCCCTCGACCGGGAGCAACCCTATCTCTGGGGCGATACCGAGGTGCTGGCCTGGCTCAATGAGGCACAGGCCGAAGCCGCGGTGCGTGGCCGCCTGCTGCTGGACGATTCGACGCCTGCCGTGTGCGAAGTCGCCGTCGCGGCCGGCGCGGCCAGCCACCAGCTGCACCCCAAGGTCTACGAGATCGCGCACATACGCTTCGTGAGCGCTGCGACCTCCCAGGCCCGCGCGCTGTACCTTGTGTCCCGCGAGTATCTGGACACCAAGCATCCGCACTGGCGCGATCACGGGCCGGGCGAGCCTCGCTTCGCTATCCAGACCGAGACGCGGCTTCGAATGGTGCCAGCGCCGCGTGAGGCGGGGACGCTTCTGCTGGAGGCCTATCGGCTGCCCCTCAAGCAGCTGACCCACTGCAACGACAAGCCCGAGATACACGAGGCTCACCACGCCTATCTCGTGCACTGGGTGCTGCATCGCGCTTTCGGCCTGCCGGATTCCGATGGTTTCGACCCCTCGCGGTCGGCCACCTCCCTGGGGGAGTTCGAGGCCTACTTCGGCGCCCGGCCCGATTCCGACCTGCGTCGCGCGACCCGGCACGATGAACCCCAAGTGACCGTCGTTCACACCCTGTGAAAGCAGGAGGAGAAGAGCATGCGAGGATTCGATCCCGAGAAAATGAAGCGGGCCAGGGCTGAAGCGCTGGCCAACCAGCCCCGCCTCGGGTTCCGGCCGCGCGGTAGCGGTGGGCAGCAGGAGGAGATTCAAGCAGGGCCCGGCCTCGGCTTCGGCCCCACATCGGTGTTGGAGGCGCGAAAGGCCCAGGCCCAGAACCAGGCGCCCGACTCAATCCCCGCCATGGTGAAACCGGGTGAGTTCGTCCTTCCGCCCGATACCGTGCACGCCATGGGCGGCGCTGGCGCGCTGCAGGCTGCCGTCGATGCCACCCACACACCAGCGCCCGAGCAGGCATTCGTGCCGCGCGGCTTCAAGCCCAAGGTGTTCTTCGCCAACGGTGGTGCGCCAGAGGACCAGATCCCTCTGGGCGGCTACCCCAAGGCGCCGACTCCAGACGGCTCGCAGTCCAATCCCATGACCACCGAGCTGGGCCGCAATGTGTCGAACCTGGCCAA